AGCATTACGACAGAAAGACAGGCAAATACACAATAGAACACTTTTATATAAAGAACTCATCTTATCAAGAGTTAGAGGAGATAATGAAAAGTGAAAGGGCAAATGCAAAGTTAAGAATTAAATGTAAACGTGAAATCATAAGGAGGATTAAAGATGGCAGACATGGTAAATAAACCACCACATTATAATAAAGGTAAAGTAGAATGTTTGGATTATATCAGACAACAGTTAGGTGCAAATTTTCCTTCATATCTTGAAGGCAATGTTATAAAGTATTTACATAGACATAAATACAAAGATCAGAACATACAAGATTTACAGAAAGGCAAATTTTATCTTGATGAGTTAATAAGTTATTATAAAAATTTATGAAACTTGAAAGGCAAATACTTAAGAGCTTTATAGACAAAGGCAAATCAGTAAATGACGTAGCATTGTCTACAGGTAAAAGCAAATTTACTATTTTAAAAAAAGCAAAAGAGTATGGCCTAAAATTTCAAGGCAAATCATATTGGGCAAATTTATAAATGAGAATAACAATAAAAACAAATCATAAGGATATTCGTAGACAGCTTGATAAGAACTTAGGCAAAAAGAAATTTAATAAAATATTATCTGAAGCTATGAATTTTACAGGTGAAAAAGTTGTAAATGCTGAAAGATCACATCTACACGACAAATTAGATAGACCAAGACCGCAAACAGTCAAATCTGTTGTTATATCACAATTTGCTAAACCTAATGCTATGGCTATGACAGTAAGGGTAAAAGATTGGGCGGCTAAATATTTGCATTACATTTATAGCGGTGATACCGAGCCTGCAAGAAGGACTGCTTATCCATCACCTACAAGGGATGGTAAGGCTAAGTCTGGTAAATATGGCAACATTGTTAAGTTATCTAAAAAAGGTGGTTTATTAGCAAAAATTGACAAAACACAAGACGCACAAAGAAAAGGCTCAAGATTTCAGGGTATACCTAGAGGGTCTGGCTCAAAGACTTACGGAGTATGGGAAAGGCAAGGAAAAAAAGGGCGTGAAGGTCTAAAACTTCTTGTAGCATATACACCTTATGTGAAGCATAGAAAGTTTATTAATTTTTTTAAAGTTGGTGAAAAAGTAATTAAAAATACTTTACCAAAAGAAATACATAAACAATTTTTAAAAAGAACAAAAAGACGATAAAGGCAAATTTACCACTAGGGCAAATTTACCTTTACTGCAAATTAGTTTTTGATGCAAATTTCTATCTCATCATCTTCATTAAATTCATGATACTCAGTTTTATATGTTGTCTTCTCATAATCAACAACTTTTATACCATGCTCACATTTAACATATTTTCCGTTCTTATGTTTCTTATAAACATATTGCGGTACTCTTTTTCTAATCCACATAGGATTTTCTTCGTCAATCTTATCCTCTATGTCAATACCATATTTAGCTTCAAGATATTGCTCTATAGCGTTTTGCAATTCATATCCATATAATTTAATTTCCATGTTAATCGTCCTCAATTACTCTAAAAGTTGCTACTGGCAATATACCATCAGTTTTACGAAACCTATCTTCATCATTAAAAGTTTCATAAAAAGAAATGTATTGCCTACCAGATTTATCACAAGTCCATAAGTTAGCATTAAACACTTCGCCATTCTCATGCTTTATATCTGCCCATGTATCATTTTCCCAATAATATTTAATCATCGCACCACTCCTCATATTTAAAATTATATTTATTACAAAAACCTTGAAAGGCTAGATAATCTTTTTGTGTATAACTATATTTATTAAGATCATCTAAGTTTATATAAGTTATGAATTTACCCTTATCAACATAAATGCAAATTCTCTTTTTATAATCTTCTGTAGCAACTTCTACATAGTTCTTAGAAGTGCATACAACATGACCATTAAACAAACAAAGCAAATCACTTATGAACCATGCACTCCATTGTCCGCTATGATCTCCCATGTATTTATCATCAAATCCATGCTCATATATTTTTTGTTTACTCACCATTCACCTCCTCAAAGTATTTTTCCCTTTCTTGTTCTGTCTTAAACCAACGACACTCATAATCAAAAGGTTCATCACCATAATAAAGATATATACCATATATATACCCATTGTTATCTTTATCAGTTTCATAAAACTCATGTAATCTTTCTTCATACCAATTAACTTTCTTAATACTACTCACCATTCACCTCCTCTAAATGCCCAACCAATTCACCATACTTATTAAATAAATAGTTATTGATTTCGCAATAATCAATTTGTTCTTCTAAATCCCATTCGCCAAAATAGTCATATTCAATAATCATGTTGCCATCAGCATCATGCTCACCTGTTTCTGATTCAAAAGGCGTATCCCACATTTCACAAACAAATCTATCTTTAGCCTTGTCGCTGAGTTCTGCAAATTTATATGCTCTGATACTTATTAATTTACTCATATTCTTCCTCCAAGCCATCCAAAAATTTATCAACTCTTTTTGCTACCCAATCAGGAATATCAACTACATCTTCCGTATCATCATCTTCCCAAGTGATAACTAATTTCCATCCTGTTATTTTCACATTAACCTCCTTACTTGTATAATGTATAAATAAATATATATGCAAATACATTATATGTCAACGACTAAATGCAAATACTTATTTAAGGCAAATACTTGTTGGGTGCAAATTTTGTTTGGGTGCAAATTTATATTTAAGGCAAATTTACTTTAGGTGCAAATTTATATTTAAGGCAAATTTATATTTAAGGCAAATTTACTTTAGGTGCAAATTTATATTTAAGGCAAATTTATATTTAAGGCAAATACTTATTTGATAAAAAAAATTAAGATCAAAAAAAATATATAGATAGAAGAAATAAGATCAGCAACCGCCAGCAACAAAAAACGCCACCAGCAAGAAACAAAAACTTAAAAAGCATTATAAGGCTCTACAACGCATTAAAAATATTAGTTAATGCATTTGTATGGGTTTATATAAATATGCCCTTAAAACGCCTTAGAATTGATCTAATAAATAAAAGGCAAAAAAAAGGCGGTAATAAATACCGCCTTATATAAGTTGATTTGATGCTCTATTTAATCAATAAATAAAGGACACAACCCAAAACAGAAAGCACAGTAAAAAATATAATAAGATTTTCCGCAAAAATAATATTGCGATTTTTATCACCTTCAATGATCTTATATTTTAACTTACCATCCTTATCAAATTTATGATTATAATCTTTCATGTGTAATCCCCCCATCCTGCGGAAAGTATTTAATAATATTAGAAAAATACTTTTCATAGAAATCTTCGTGGCTTGTTGTACGCATCGCTAAAATTCTTGTAGCTCTGTCAATATTGATATTAACTAAATAAATATACTGACTATAAACAGAAGCAACTGTTGCTGAATAATTGCCGTAAATATTTCTGTTGTAATATTCAATTGATAGATCATAATTTGCAAGGTCTAACAGACTACCATTCCAGCAGATAGCTTCTTCATCTGCATAAACATATTTTTTAAGCTCATCAGCTAATTCAATTATTTGTTTTTTTATTAAGTTATCCATTTACGCCACCTCATCATTTGTTATTGGGTGTTTTAAATATGCAAAATCTGGCGCCAATATTCCATAACCGCCCATATCGCGGTAGATATTGCTTTTAGCGTCTCTTACAAAATCACTACAAATTTTAAGAGTAAATCCTCTAGGATCACCATTAAAGATAATAGCTTCATGGCCCTCAATGTCTAAAACATCGCAAATAAGGCCAAAAATATATTTTTCGTATGCTTCTCTTTCTTGATCACTATAACCATGATCGCACCATTCTTCACACTTCTTGTGTGCAACTTCCTCAAGTTGTAAAAGAAAATCATATCCGTCACGATTTAAACGCGCATCAAACAGCTTATTGATATTGTTTATGTGTTCCGCAATGTATTTGTTGCGTAGCATTTCATTACTTAGTTTTTCCATGTAACACCTCCTAGTGTTTTTATTTGGTTAAGACTGCCGATCTTATCGGCAGTTTCTGGCAATCTAGCCTTCGTCAGTTAACCTGTTAAGCAATTACCTTGTTAACGCCTTTGATTTGAAACTCTAAAGCCTCCAATGTGTCAGCGTATAAATTAACAGTAAAAGAACATTGATTATTACCGCTTTGCCAATTCTTTTGAGCATCAACATTAATTCCATAATCCTCAAATTCAAAAGTAATTTCTGTTGTATAGCGCACGTTATCGCCCTCACGCCATTCATTTACTCCGTTAGTAGTTATTGCTTTTACGTCATGTATTGATAAATCTATCATTTAACACCTCCTAGTGTTTTATTAAGTTACAGAACGGATTATACATGCAAATGTGTAAATGTGTAAATATTTATTTGAATGAGTTAAGCACAACAAAAAGCCAGCAAAAAATATATAAATATTTAAACGCTGGCCACCACCTAAAGAAGCAAAGCAAATATAAATTTGATGAATATAAAAACACATAGATTTTTTTACACATTTACGCCAATTTTTAGCGGTAACTCTCAAAGCCTTACATATCAAGGGCTGGCGGTCATAGGTTCTTTTAGCGCAATGCGTACGCAGGTTGCAGCAC